AATCATCCAAGTTTAGATTTGTTTGGTAGGTGTTATGCTCTAGAGTACCATATGCATGAGAATACGAGAGATGGCTTATGTATGGGTGCTCTCATTTCAATGGGTAAAGTTCCTTATATAGCTGGTTTTCATTCAGCAGGGAAGAAAGACACTCCTTATGGTGTTGCCCAGCAGATAACTCAGGTGGAACTAGAAGGTGCTATGGCGGAATTGTATGAGAATAAGAGAAACACACCATTTGAAACTACCAGTCAGAATGGCTTTGAAGGTGTTGAAGTAGAAGGTAAGTTGTTAACAGGTGAGATTCATGATAAATCAGCAATGAGGTTTCAGGAATCTGGCCATGCTATATTTTATGGTTCTCACACAGGCCCCAGAGCTAAGGGACATAGTAAGGTGTGTCCCACCAAGATCTGTTATGATGTGGAGGAAGTGTTTCATGTGAAAAATATGTTTGGTAAGCCAGCATATATGAATCATTGGAAGCCAGAAAATGCTGAGGCTAAGGCTATGTTAAACACGTGCCAATTGGACCCAGAAATTATGAGACTTGCTCACAGTGATTTAGCAGATCATGTAATGATGCAACTCAATAATCTTGAACATTGTAAGAACAAAGTTGGATTAATTTCTAACGTTCACAATGCTTCAGGAGTTGATAAAGTTAAATTCTTGGATAGGATTAACTTGAAAGCTAGCACGGGCTGGCCACACAACAAACCTAAGAAGGATTTAGTTGAGGAGTATCTAGGTATGGTTGGAGATGTTACAGACCCAATAACATTTCCTGATGAAGTGTGGGATGAGGTTGATGATGCAGCTAAGAAGATGGCTGAAGGTTCTAGAGTTAACTTTGTTAATCAAGCATGTAAGAAAGATGAACCAAAGAAACTTGGATCAGAAAAAGTACGGATATTCTATAGTACTCCTCTTGTGTTATTGTTGTTGATGAGGCGATACACGTTGACTATATCTAAGTTTGTTATGGACCATTGGTATATGTTTGAAACTACTTTAGGTATAAATGTAGCGTCCAGAGACTGGGAGAAGTTTCTTGATATTATACGGAAGCATGGAGATAGTAATATAGTAGCTGGTGACTTTGAGAAGTTTGATACTTTAATGTCGACAGACACTATACTCTATTGCTTTAAGATACTTATTTTGATAGCTGAATGGTCAGGCAATTATGATGAGTATGATATTGCTGTTCTTCGAGGAATAGCTACAGAGATATCACAACCAATGTTGGAGTTTTTTGGAGACATGTTAATGACAGCTGGTAATCACATATCTGGGCATAGTTTAACTATTATAATTAATGGTTGGGCTAATTGCCATAAGATGAGGTATACATATTATGATGTGTTTGATAAAAATCCTCCAGGACCTTTTCACAGATATGTCTCATTGATGACTAATGGTGATGATAACTGTATGGGTGTATCTTCATATATACCTCAGTATAATCACACAACTATCGCAGCATCATTGAAGAAGGTAGGAATAAACTATACCATGGCTGATAAATTGTCAGAATCAAGACCTTACATCGACCTTTCAGAGGTTAGTTATTTAAAGAGGACGCCTGTGTTCTTTGAAAAGTATGGTCATCACATGGCTCAGTTAGAAAAAGCATCCATCTTTAAGATGTTGATGAATTATATTCCTAGTGCAGAGTTAAGTGCAGACGAGTCTAGTGCTGAAGTCTTGAATGGAGCTTTGAGAGAGATCTTTATGTATGGTGAAGAAGAATTTGCTGATTGGAGAGAGAAGCTATCTTACATCGCAGACAAAAGGAATCTTAAAGTGCACATGAAGGATAACGATCTTGTGACTTTTGATGCATGCGAGAGGGCCTATATTGCACAATATTAGGCCCTTTATTGACCGCGATGTCTTTAAACTATTCGGTTCGCCACTAAAGGTCATAGCCCATTGTCTATGTTTCCGTACCAACACGGAGGTTAAGCTAAACGTGGAAAACAGTATTGGATACTTGACACAGTTTTGTATATATCACTGCTAACTATTGTCTCGCTTGCTGTTTTAGGTTTGTAGGTTTTTTAGCCTAGTGTTCGCCACACAAATCGTGATGTCCTGTTGAGTTTTTGATTATAACCCTCAACTTGTATATACAGAATCGCTACCCCAATGACTAATGGTAAGGGATCCATAAAACCCATATACACCACTTCTTCAGGTGTTAATAATGAAGATGATCAAACTGTCACTTTTAGGGATGGTTCAGAGCAATGGACTACTGGTGTTAGATCTCATTTGGATCCTACTCGTCATGTAGCTATGGATAACAAGATGCAGCTTAATGAATTTTTTGCTAGACCTTTAAAGATAGCTACGTTTACTTGGGATCCAGCTGCAGTCACACCTTTTTTCCAATCTTTTGACCCATGGGCTTTGTTTTTTGCCAACCCCAACGTTATAAATAGGTTGAACAACTATGCTTTAATGCAGTGTAAGCTTAACGTTAAGTTTTTGATAAATGGCAATTCTTTCTATTATGGAAGACTCATGGTCGATTATATGATAGATCCAGCCAATGATACTCTTAGTTCACGATCTGGTGCCATTTTAGCTAATGCTATTCAAGCTTCACAGCGTATGCATCTTTTTATAGATCCTTGTTTGTCTCAAGCAGGAACTATGGTTCTTCCATTTATCCATCCGAGTAACGCTTTGTCAGTAGTGAATGCAGAGTGGGCTGGTAATATGGGACTTATTAACATTAGACAGCTTCAGGCATTAAAACATTCCAATGGAGCTACAACTCCTGTAAATATTTCTGTCTTTGCCTGGGCTTCTGATGTACATGTTAGTCAACCTACTAGTGTTAGTGCTAGTTCTCTTGTTCCTCAAGCAGGAGATGAGTATGCTATGAGCCCTGTATCTGGGCTAATGTCCAGTGTAGCTAAGATGGCTGGCTCTTTATCAACTGTACCTTGGTTGAGTCCTTATGCTAAAGCTACTCAAATGGCTGCTAATGGCATGGGAGCACTTGCCTCTTTGTTTGGCTTTTCTAGACCACCCATCATTGAGAATCACACATTGATGAGGAGATATATTCTGGGAAATTTGTCTAATACAGATAGAGGTGATACTGTTACTAAATTAACAGTCGATTCCAAACAAGAGGTTTCAGTTGATCCAGCTATCTTTGGTGTTGATGTTGAAGATGAGTTGACAATCAAACATATAGCATCTACAGAATCATATATAACTCAGTTTCCCTGGGCTACTACATTAGTTCCAGGAAATGTTGTATGGTCTGCCAGAGTTGGTCCCATACACACCTCAACTGATGGCTTTTTTGCATACAATCCAGCAGTGTCTTTCGCTGTCACTCCTTTTAAATATTGGAGAGGATCTATGCGTTATAGGTTTCAGATAGTTGCTTCAGCATTTCATAAAGGAAGATTGCTAATTACGTATGATCCCGTTGCTACAGCTAGTGTTAACACTAACTTGCAGTATAGTAAGATCATAGATTTAGCTGATGAGCGTGATTTTGTAATGGATGTTTGTTGGTCTCAAGCCAGAACATTTTTACCAGTGCCTACTACACTTTTGCAGAATTTTGCAACTTCTGCTTACACAACAGCATCTGCGGCTCATAATGGTGTGCTTACTATAAGTGTGTTGAATGAGTTGACTAGTCCAAATTCAGCTGTAAATAACAACATAGCTATTAACGTTTTTGTTTGTGCTGGTGATGATTTTGAAGTAGCAGTTCCTGTTGATAGTTTTGCAGGATACTCATATCTCCCTCCTGTTGGTGTTGCTCCCCAGGCTGGAGATGTTGATGGTTCAGGCCCTTCTGATGATACACCTGAGGAAAACGCTCCCATTGTCACTATGGCAAAAGAGTGCGTTGGTACAGAGATAGTACAAGATCATACTTTAGATGTGTTCTTTGGTGAGTCCATAACATCTTTCAGACAACTTCTTAAGAGATATGTGTTGCATGGAGTGTATGGCTTACCTGTTACTGCTCAAACAGCTTATGCAGTTAATGATTATGATTTTCCAGCATATAGAGGATTTGGGCCCGATGCCAGACATGTAGTTACTGGACCTGTTCAAGCTAATATAGTTAACACTACTTTGCTTAATTACATAACTCCATGTTTTGTTGGTTATCGTGGTTCAATGAGGTCTAAGTATTTGATACTAGATTGTAATCTAACCACTGGTGCGTATGCTGGTGTAGTACGCGAACCTAATCTTGTAGCGTATAGTACTGGAACAGCAATTATACCAACAACCACAGAAAGTACTTTTGTGAGTGGTATATTGAATGCTGTTAAGAATGGCTATCCTGGAGCCGAGGTCACAGAAGCTGTTACTCAACCATCTATAGAGGTTGAGCTTCCCTTTTACACTGATAAAAGGTATTTGAATGCTAGAACAGTGACTAGATCTTTTTTAGGAGATATTCGCTTTTTGATGCACTCTTTCAGGTTCTATACAGGAGGTACTGTTGCAGCTAAGGCACATGTGCAGAGGTATGTATCAGTAGGAGAAGATTTCAATCTTTTCATGTTTCAGGGGCAACCTCCGTTCCTTAATACAGTGTCTTTAGTACCTGTATAGATTTGTCACTTAATGACACAGTTATAGTTCTGTAAAAACAATTTTGTGAAATCCCTTCATCGAGCGAAGGGTGGGTGTGCATAACACACCTTGACACAGACGGTAATTGCGTAGAGCATACAGGTTTTAAGCCACAGACACCGTCTGTGGGGGAATTTCCCTGTATTGTTCGAAACTTTATTTGTTGAGTCAGAATAGCGAATAGCGCTAGTAACCC